GACAAACGGCGAACACATTCCACACCAATCTCACTTGCACCAATGGCAACCTGTTGGCTGCGCGGTGCAAAGGTGGATGCCTTTCTGATTGTTTCAATCAGTTCGAGATATATCTCTTGCTTCGGTGTTGAATGTAATTGTTCAAACATCACATTTCCCATTCTTCTTCTTCGAAATCATCATCATCGGGTTCGATGGTGGGTTCCACATGTAGCGGAACAACTGGCGATTCCCAGTTGGGAATGATGGTCATTCTTCGACCAGTGTGAAGCGGCGAACAGTGTTTTTGACATTTAAGACATCAAGAATCTGCGGTGGCAGTATTTCTTTGGCGTGCTTTACATCAAAGCGTGTTTGTTCGAATCGTGTGAATCGAATGACTTGGCGGTTTTGATACATCGCCACTTCATTTTCACCGATTGCAGATTCAAGGTGGCTTCTGGCCACATCAGCAACTTCTTGCCATTCTTTAATTTTGGCAAGGGCGTTTTTGTATTGCTCTAACCATGCAGCGGTGTTGTCATCTAAATCCACCACACCAACTGCTGTTTGTTGTGTCATCCCCCGGTTCCTTTCTAGTAGAAGCGATGCTGAGAGAAGAATCTCCAAGCATTGCAAGGATTGACATGCCTTCTGTGGATGTACGACAGCGTTGCAACCAACTGTGCCGTTCCATCTTTCTTCTGTGGCTCCATCCCTAGATTGCGGCGTGTGCCATCAAGTAATTGCCCGATGCCTTTGGCCGTACTCTTGGGATTCTTGCTCAGAACATTCCACCGACTTTCTTTCATCAATAGTTTGTTCAAACATTGAAATTGCTTTTTGGTCAGCAATCTTTTTGCCAACACCTTTGGATGCGGTTCATCCAGGTACACCACTTTGGTGATGACCTTGGGAACCACTGGTGTTGCTGGTTTTGCGTTTATCGTATCCACGACCACCGACATCAGCGCACCGATGGCGATGAGGGCGAGGAAACGATTGACGAAGATTTTTCTGTTGATGATGCTTCCTTTCTTCCAGCAAGGGTCAGGATGGTGGAGATTTCTAATTCTCCAAATCCCATTTCCTTTGCAATTTGGTGTTGCATCAATCCTTTGGCAGCCAATCTTTCGATGCGCTGCGCAAGGTTCTCAATGTCTGGTTTGTGTTCAGTCAGACCGGCAAGAAATGCGCGTTCCTCTGGTAACGAACCAGCCCAAACCCCATGATTGATGCCTTCCCGTATGGCGTAGGTGAAGCACTCCTTTCTGTGTACGCATTGACCGCATATCTTCCGCAATGCATGGATGACTTCAGCAGTTTGCTGTTTGTTATCCGGGAAGAACATGTCGGGGTCAATGCCGTTCTTTGCACATTCCGCAAATGGAAATCGCGGCAAGTGCTGAACGAAGATTGCAATGTTGTTCATCGGTAGCCCGCTTTTTTGAGCAGTTCAACCAATGCCCCCAGTGTCAGAATGGCTGGCCAGTTCTCAATGGTTTTGGAACCAGTGCCATCCAATCGAAGAACAGCCACCGCCAGGTGGTCTTCCTTCGAACGCTCTTTGAGTTGTTTCATCGCTTCAGCAATCGGAAATCCCCTGCGGGCTTTCACTTCAAAATCAACATTCTTGATATTGATGATGTCGCTGCCTTGGGAACCTGCACCAGCGCTGGTGGCATATTCGTATCCATTCTCTTTCAAGAAATCAGCCACCATCCGTTGCGATGCGTAGCCCCGATGCTTGCGATGATTGGTCATAGTGTTTTCAGATACTCCATCCAGAGTTCTTCACGCTCGCGAAGATACGAACGATTGTTGGTGATAGCAAAAAGAATCTGTCTGATGGTTTCGCATTCTGGATGCTTCCACCAAATCGAGCATTTGCCATCCTCAATGTTGGTGCAGGTATAGAACTCACCTTCGATGAGCGCGACCACCTGCACGATGGTTTCTGGATTCATGATACCGGCTTCAAATAATCCGGGCGAGAACCTGACGGATGAGCAGCCCCCGCGCTGCCGATTCCCGCCCGAAAACTATGGATGACCGCATATAAATCTTCAATTTCTTCGTAGGCTTTTTTCAGTTCACCTTCGAATCTCACTTCGGCAACTGCGTGGCCGTACATCCCGGCAAGGATAGACAAAACAATGATGCCAAGACCGATGGCCATAATGTATTCGCCAATCATGATTTTGCTCTTTCAATGATACTGATGGCAACGTTTTGGTCTGCTGGCCAAAAAGTGTTTCGGCATTTGTTCTCACCCTCACCTGATTCAATCGTGATGATGTCAATACCAAAAACGCTAGTGAAGATTGCTGAAACTTTGCCGGTCAATGAAATCAACACTTCATCTCCGACCTGTGGAAATGCCCCCTTGCTCATTTGTTCACCGCTTTCTTCAGCGCTTTCATTTGTCGCTGATGTTCATTGATGCCTTCAAGTTCTTCTTGGATTCTGTCTTTCGGTGTGTAGGTTGCAAGCCAGCCACACACAGCAGCCATCGCAATCCACCCCGCTATCAACCAACCAATCATTTGCTTCCCTTTCCCTTTGTATGCACAAGTGTATTGACACCCCTGCGATTTCCTTTCACCGACACGCTCACATATTGCGTGAGAGAATCGCGCAGAATCTCGCTGACAGTTACGCCATCCCGCTGGCTTTTCCTGACTGCCTGATTCCACAACTCATCTTCGACCCTGAAAGCGCGAAGTTTCTTTGACATTTACTTTCCCCCTTCATCCAGTATTTTTTTGATTGCTGCTTCTAACTCTAATTTGCTTTTGCCGCTTTTGTACGCATATCGAAAGAAATATCCCGATATGCCCCACAGCAATCCTGCGATGAACCATTCCTTCATTCTGATTTCGCAATCATCCGGTGATTGCACTCAGGGCATTCATGACCCACGATGCGGCGCATTTTTGGATTTTTGAATGTTGATTTTGGCAGCACTTCGTATCGAACGAATCCATGCATCTGCGCTTGGCACTTCGGGCATTGTGGCATCTCTGTCATTTCAACTCCTGCAATCCTTCAAGCCAGGAAGGAAGCATCGCGATGGTGTTCACCAAGACCGCTTCCCACAATTCTGAATCAGGATTTTCTGCGGCCATCAAGAAGTTTTCAGCAACTTGATGGAACATCTCGCGATATTCGATGGCGATGGCTTTATACATTCCCATATTTATGTTCCCTTTTCTCGTTGATTAGTTTGCCTGAGCAATGTCAGCCATTGACCATCCATAGGTTGCTGGCTGCTTGTGTGAATCAATCATGTTCTGTAAGCGGCGATAAATTTGTTTCTCGTATTGCTTGTCAATGTAGTTGTTGTCAATCTGAATGATTGCTTCAATTGTGGTTCGGTCTGCAAAGATTGATGCTGTTGTTGGTGCATCTGTGTTGCTGACAAAACGATTGATTTTCTTTTCATACTTTTCATATTCATTTGCAGTCCAACCATCTTCAAAAAAGAAACTAACTTTGACAGTTGTTACATTATTTTTGATTGTTGTGATTGCTGTTGTCATGATTATGCACCAGCCTTCTCAATAGAAATCAATCGGTCATCAACAGTCAAAATTGCTTTCTTGAATCGTGAACGCATATTTGCTTCAGGGCGGATGTACCAAACAATTCCTGAATCTTCTGAAGTTTTGATGAATCCCTCATGCACATCAACAATGTCAGTTGCATATCCATCCCAACCTTGGCGATACATGGTCACGCGAGCGAAATAGAAACCTTCTTCTTCAACCAAGTGTTGTTGAATTGGATTCAATTTTTTTGGTGTTGTGATTGCTGTTGTCATTTGATGCTCCCTTTTTCTTTGAAGCCCCTGCGGCTTCATGTATATACGATAAGGCCGGATGCCCTATCGGCGCAACCCCAAAGGGGTGTTTTGCCAAAAATTTTTTTGCCCCATTTGTCCGATTCCCCCGGCTGCCCCCACAACCCCGCCGCCTAGGCGCTGCCCCGGCAATGGGGCTGTGAGGGCTTCTGACGGCCTATCCCAAGATTTCCACGATGGTGCAGTTCTCAGGGGTGAGAACGTAGGCAACGGGAACGCGGTGAGGGGTTGGGCGCAATCCTTCACTGAGTTTGATGCGTGCTTCGGTGCGCACCTTGGCGATTTGGTATCCCTTATTTTTGGCAGCACGCTGGCCAGTGCCAACCCATTGGATGACTTCGCCACGATTTTCCGCATCATCAAATGATGCAAACACGCCATATGAAATTCCAAACTTGGTGTTGATTTTGCGGCATGGAACTAATGCACCATGAGCATCAACGAGAGTTTCAAATTCTGACATCCAGTCATCATCTGCTAGTTGTGCAAGCGCTGCATATTCATCTTGTGCAACGGAAGATGCCCATTGAGAAAGAAATCCATCGGTATCACTATTTTCCCAAGATTTGCGATTGCGCTCCTGAGCATCTTCTGCCTTTGCGCGATATTCGGCTGCTGTGAGTTTCTCCATGATTATGCACCAACCTTTCCTGATTGTAGATAAGCCCCACTGCAAACTTTTGACCATTCATTTGCAACACCAGTTTTGCAATTTGGACATACTGAAATGAAATTCATTTTGAGTTCATTCATGTTTGTTGAATAAATGTTTTGACACTTGATGCATTCTTCTTGCAATGTATTTTTTGCCATTTTTGTTTCTCCCTTTTTGTTGTTGGTTACTTGTTCCACTGTTGTTCAACAGTTTCGTTCTCTGGTACAAAGAACACAAACCATCCGTTCAAATCTGCTTCAAATACCCACATGCCATCAACAACAGTTTCATTCAACTTTGCTGCACGATTCCATGCTGATGTGTGTGATGCGTAGTATTTGGTTGAACCATCTTTGTTTGTGTAAGTTTTCATGTATATACAATAAAGCCGACCAGCCATTCCGCGCAAGTCAAAAGGGGTGTTTTGGCAAAAAAAAATTTGCCCCCGCCGGGAAGGGCAGGGGCAGGGGCAAATGTCGGGTTTGTCTAAATGACACCCGCCAACGCCCTGGCAATTCCTTCTTCTAGGGCGATTTTGGGCGTGTAAAAGGTGTTCATGTAGGTAGGGTCACCAACCCGGTATGAAACCCCTCTGGGGGCTTCCTGAAGCCGTCTGAAGGCCGGTTGGTAGCCCGCCTCAGCCGCCACCATTGCGGCCAGTGTGTTGAAATCGGTTGCCCGCCCGGTGCAAAGGTTGGCAACTTCCACATCGGCTTCGATGCCAGCCATCACCGCCCGCACCACATCCTCAATGTGGATGAAATCGCGGGTCTGCGTTCCATCCCCCCAGATGTCGAACGGATTGGCGAAGTCTTTCCCACGCTCAATGAAGGCGCGGAATGGGTAGGCCGGGTCTTGGTCAGTTCCGTATCCGCTGAAGGGTCGGAAGATGGAAACCTTCAATCCTTCTTTGCGAACGTAATTTGCCAGCATCTCGCCAGTGAGTTTGACCCATCCGTAAGTCAAGTCAGGATTCTTGATGTTGTTCAAATCAATATCGCGTTCTTGCAATTGCGTTCCCGCTTGCTCTTGCAAAAATGTTGGATAAGCCGCCGATGATGAAAAATAAACAATCCGTTTGGGTTTGGTTTTCAAAGCCCACTGAAAGAAATCACTATCAATGGCAAGGTCAGAGGCAACCGCCATTGGTTGTCCTTCGATGGTGGCGCGGCCACCGACTATCGCCGCCAGATGAATCACAAGGTCGTATTGAACTTTATTGAAAGAAAAGAAATGTCTGGCATCCATCGAATGATAAGTCTTGCTGATGTCAATGCGCAGAACTTCATTGCGCTTGTCTTGCGCAAAATATCTTTGAAATGCGCGACCAACAAAACCTTCGCTGCCAGTGATAAGAATTCGCATCATTGCCCCGTTTCGTAATATGGCGAACCTGTTTGTGCCAAATGAACTTTTCCATCATCGGTGAAAACAAATGTGTCATCAGCATTGAGCGCTGCACCAATGTGACACATCGTATTGATTCGCGAGATGGGGAAATTGCGCCTTTCGCTTTTTCCTTCCACCGGGCTGTTGTAGTAGTCATCATGAATCAACACTTTGTCTTTGATGCGCGGATAAACAATCGCAGCCAGAAAATCTTGGTCAGTCATGTAGTAATCGCGGGCGCTCTGGCGATAGGAATCAATGAGTTCTTTCATGTCGCGCAGGTTTTTTGTGTACGCCGAAAACATCCCGGCGCTGATGAGATAGTTGTGACCTGTTGGATGGTCTTTCATGATGTGTGCATCAAATAGTGATTTCTTGAAATGGGCGTGCGCCACTGCTTCGCGTTGGCCAAGCCGCGCATCAACATCGCGACACAAAACCAGTTCTGCGCTTTCATCACTGAATGCGTAATACCGCCACAGGCGGGCGAAGTTGTCTTCGGGTTCATCCATTTCAATGATGCGAGTGTTGGTCATCAAATCGAGCGTTTGCCGAATTGCTTTGGGAACCGATGCGCCGGTGTAGAACCACACCTGTGCTTCAGGAAAGAATTCCTGCGCCAACAAAGCATTCTTGATTGCGCCGAATGTGTAGCGGTCAGCGCTCCCATAAAGGGAAAAGGAAATGACTTCTTTCACCGAAGTGCTGCCAACAGTTCTTGATATTCGGCTGACTTGATGTATTCGACAAATCTTGCTTGGTCACGACTGGAAAGTTGGATGTCATTGACTTCTTGATACAGCGCATCCATTTGACCTTTCCCGGCAAAAGGATGCATGTGTTCAATGATGACATCACCCAAATATCGGATGGCTTTCAAATCAATTCCCAATTGCAACCAAAAGTTGTCAAGGAATAAATGTTCAAATCCCGGCGGAACCATCCCGCCCAATGCATCCACGATGTTTGCAGTCATAATGATTTGAGTGGGAAGCCGGTGACCTTGCAGAAGGTCGTTCCCATAGACCAACCCAACGGGCATGTCTTCCAGTTCGGAAATGAATATCTCATCCCAATGTTCGGTTCGTGGTCGGTGGTCATCGCCCATAAACCCAAAAAATGAAAATTCACCCCGCAAGGCTAGGGCTGCGCGGTTTAATGGTCGCGCCATGCCCTTTCCTTCGCGGGGTAGTTGAATCAATAGTGGAACACCAAGATTGTTGTATTCATCCAATGATGGGTCATCATCATCTACTACAACAACCAGCGTGCATTTGGCTTTTGTATCTTCAAATGCTTGCATCAGTTCTTTGATGTTTTGCGGTCTGCTTCTTGATGGAACGATGATTGCTAAATCACTCATGACAGATTTCACCAGCAATCGCAAAATATGCAGCGCCGTCAATATAGGAATCTTCATGCTCTGGTGTTTGAACTAATCTTGCGGCTTTGACCATCGCCATGCACAGCGCTGCTTGCGCTGGTGTGATTTCTTTTTCCAGAATCACTGACCACAAACTTGCAATCCGTTGATGATTGATTAACGGATGGCCATAATCTTTCTGCCTATCAGTATGAATCAGCCGTTTGGCTTCATCAAGTATCTGCCCCCGGTTCATTTGTTACTCCTTTATTTTGCCGTATGTTTCATCTTTTGGATTCAACGCTCGCATGATAACAGGAAGGAAGGAAACCCAAACGCCGTTGGCCACCATCTTCCAATCTTCTGCTGAGAAATCCCAAGGTGATTTGCCGATGGTTGCCATTAAGGTGATGACAAGAACGAGCAATGCGCGAAAGTATGTTCCGGCTGCTGCAATCAACTTTGGATTCATTTTCATTTTTTCTCCGGCTTCCCAAGGCCAAGTGCCTTGATGTGTTTTTTGGCTTCTCCCGGTGAAACATTGACTTCGAAATGCATATCATCTGGCCGATTTTTGTATGTATAACCGCCGCGCAACTTATACTTTGCACACAGTTCATCAAGAATGATTTTTTGTTCTGGCGTGAAGGTATCACGCTTTCCAAGCGGATGGCGGCGTGCGTTCAAATCCAGTGCGCTGCCCGAACTATGATTGGAAAGGGAATCTTCTGACCCTCTGACTAAACGAAAAGCGAATCCCCAATCATCAAGTTCACCTTTGTCAATCTTTTCTACACGCTCATTGAATTCTGCTGCAAAGTTGATGAGCAAAGGTGCTGCTGCTTCTGCAACGCGAACCTTGATGTCAGTGCCAGGAATCAAATATGACTTGATTTTGATTGCTTCAGGATTGGGTGATGCTGGCCATCCGTTTTGTGATTTCACTTTTTGTCCATCAGGATTGTCATAATTTGTTCAACTTGTCGTTCAAGCCGATTGACGGAATCTTTCAAACTGCTGCCACCATTGGGTTTGAGTTCGTTCAGATAGTGCTTGACCAACCATCGAACCATCGTCAGGAATGCAGTTGCAATCGCGATGATGCTGACAATCAACCCCGCCCAGTCTGCTAGTGGCATCTTTATTCCTTACCTGTTAGATACGAAAAACCCACAGGCAACTGTGCCTGCCGAAGTGATTCCGTACATTGTGTCCGTTGGCGTGAGTTCAAAAATTATCTTTTCGCCGTTATCAATTTTGTATCCGGTGGCGGCGGTGACATCGCTTCCACCCACGAAGAATGCACCTTGCGCACCATGAACGTGAAGGATTCGGTGAGTTGTTCCAGTGCCAACAATCAAAGTTGGTGATGTGGTGATGGTGATTTGACCTGTTTGCATCGGTCTTCTCCTAGGGGGTCAGAATAATCTTCCCAAGTTGGGATGGATTCGGTGGTGCAATCCCCGGTGAGAACTGACATCAGTTGGTGATTGCGGCGGCTTCTTCTTCGGTAAGCCCAAGCGCTGCCAACTTTGCCAGCGCCGATGCCTTCGCTTCGGCTTTGGCAGCGATTTCTGCTTGGTGTGCTGCTTCCATTGCTGCTGCTTGCTTTCTTGATTCTTCTATCTCAGCAACTTCTTCATCAGAAAGTGGCGTGATGATTTCTTCTCCGGTTTCGCAATTCAATTCGACTTTCACCGGGCGGTCTTCATTTGATGTCATTTCATTCCCTCTCAACTGTTCTTGATTCCGTATAGATAAAATCCACTATTTGCGCTGAATGTTGCACCACTAAACAATGCTAAACCAATTGATGTTTTTGCTACTGAATAATTGTAAATAACAGCACCACCAAGCAAAACATTTTGTCCAGTGTTTCCATTTTCTTCAACAACTGAGTTGTACACAATCGGCATGAAAGTGCTTGATGATGTATATCTTGGCATATATATCTCACAACCACCTTGTCCAGTGTTTGCAGTTGATGCAACCCCAGGATATATGTAAAACTCACCAGATGCGCCAGTGTTGCGGTATCCCTGAGTTGATGTTCCGTACCCTGCAAATTCAACACCTTCTGGTGCATTTCCTGTGTATCCGTTGAAACTTACGCGCAACGAACTTCTTCCAGAGTTATTGGAAGCAGCAGCAACAACCAGATACAAATCATCATATGTCTGCGGAATCGCGCTGAAAGTGATTGTTGAAGTTGTTGATGTCAATTCAGTTTTTTGAATCAATTTGAATGTTGCAGCCATGTCATGCCTTCTTTATGCCGAACAAAGTAAGTTGTGAGCCTGATGCGAGATTGTAATTTGCTCCATTCAACGTCAAAGATGTAATTGCTGAACTAGAAAAAAAGTTCCCACCAGTTCTTGAAGTTTGTCCGTAGGTTCCATTGACAGCATTCCCATGTGAAATCAACATTCCTTTGTGAACTGTTGTTGATGTATAGTTGATAATATCTGCAACTACTAAAGCCCACTGACTTGCTCCGCCGGGGTCGTTGATATTGCAATAGATAGCAGTATCATTCACTGATGAAAATCCTTGAAATGCAATTGTTCCACCATACGCAGTCATGATTTGGTATCCATAATTTGCTCCAGTGTTTCCATTGCAATTCAATGTGACATACCAACCAGAACCAGCAGTTCCTCTTTGCACTGTTGCGACTAATCTCAAATCAGAATATGTTTGAGGAATAGAAGAAAAAGTGTATGAAGAAACTGTGCTTCCAAGTGTTGTTGTTGCAATTGGCTCATAGGTTGCTGGCATTATTATCCCATCCCGTATAAAGCGATGACAGTTTCACTTGTATATGCTTGTGCATCCCAAGTGAATGAAGTGATTGCAGTGTTGTTTCTCCAAAGGGCTGATTCATAATGCAAAATGCTTGCACCAGATGACTTGTTTTGATTGAAGTTGAAGTTTTTTACAGTTTTGAATTTGCTTGTGTTTGAATAGTTGTAAATGTCCACAATACAAACATTTGGCCAACTTGATGTTTGTGTTCCGTTTGGAAATAGGTTCGCGGCAAAACTTGCATCACCATGAAATGCAGAAATGCTTGACTGATTTGCTCTGATGTATCCCCTATTGTAATTCATTGCTGAATCACCATTGAATCGCAAAACAGGTGACGAACCGGCGCTTGTTGTTTGAAAAAAGCATCGAATCTGCAAATGTTTATATGTCTGAGGAATAGACGAGAAAGTGATTGTCTGTGTTGAACCATTTCCAGAAGTCCATGATGCAATGGAATCAAAACCTGCTTCAGCAGCACTCAGCGCACCCCAACCATACGCATTGGCAGACAAGCCGCCACGCGCTGAAAGTATTGGTGACATTCTTCCCCCTAATTAGGCAAATCTCGTTTGTGATGCAAAAACTGTGTATGTCGGCGTTGCTGCCGTTTTGATAACAGTATAAACATATGCATCAATTGACGATGCGTTGCCAGCAGCCCACGCAGTTCCACCTTGGTATCTTGGTGTGACTGCTGAACCATCAATCTGAAGTGCTGTTGGATAGTAGGCAGTTGTTCCCTGCTGAACAAGGAATGTCACTGTGATGGCATCACCAACAGCAAGAATGGAATTCAAGGTTGTAGTTGAATTTCCACGAATGTTCAATGTCCAGTTTGCTGATGCGTTCGTGGTGTAATACAAAACGCCCTGAGTGAGTGCATCATAGGCAATTGTTCCTGTTGCAGCAGTTGCCGAAACTGTGGTGCGTTCTTCTGGTGAAACAAGAATTTTGTTTTGCACTGCAACTGCATTGGTGGTGGTCAGGATGGTGGTATTGTCCACCGATAAGGTCACAGCGCCAGATGAACCGCCACCTGAAAGACCAAACCCTGCGGTCACTCCGGTGATGTCACCTGCACCATATGAAACCCAAGATGTTCCATCAAAGATTTGAAAATCATTGGTGTCTGCAAGATAGCAAAGATTTCCCTCACTTGCGCTTGCTGTTGGATAGGCTGCATTTCTCGCTGCTGCGCTGGCAAAAGTCATCACAGATTGCGCCATCAAGTAGCCATCAACCTGTGCTGCTGTTAGCGGGTCACCCGCGACAAAATCTTTGTAACCTAGAGGTGCTGCCATGTTCCTTCTTCCTTATCCTGTGAGAATTGTACCGGAATCAATATGAAAGCGCGTTTTGGTCAAGAACGCCATATGCCGGGGAATCCAAAATGAAAACATTTTGGATTTGGGGCAACGCTGTTTCCAGCGTGGTGACCCACGAAAACTGTGTGATGTTGTGTTGGATTCCCTGCACCAACAATTTGCGGGTGACTGCACCGCCGGGAAGTTCGCGGGTCACCTGAATGGGTGCAAAGAAATCAATGGAAAGTGCTGCTTCGATGCGCTCTGATTCGGTGTTATCCGAACAATCCAATACCACTGAATCAATCCGCATCTCGCTGTCTTTGCGCGAGAAAAGGAAGGTGTTGGCTTGGTCGAATGCTTCTTCATCTGTTTGCATCAGAAGATTCTGGCGAAGTCTTGTGCGTTGGAAATAGGAATCAATGGATGATTGGTCGAAAGCAATCTGCGCTGTTCCATTGACCCGCTGCACCGAAACGTAGTTCACCAACTGCGTGTCATCAAGATTGAATTGAACATCCTGATATGAAATGTCTGTTCCCAACCCATCGTCAGTGAAGATGGTCGGAACGCCAGTGATAGCAGTTGCAAGATTGGTTCGATTGATGAATGTTGCTTGGCCTAGTTCATCAAAATAAAAAGCACCCAGTTCGCTGTCATCAACAGTCAAAACAGCATCCAGCGCGCTCCGATTCCCGCCAGGGTCGGCTTGAAGCGTGCTTGCTCCGGTTTGAATGTTACGCATTGAGGAAGGCCATCCAACTGCATCAAGAATTTTTTCAATTCTTGTTCCACTATCTTGAACAGTTGCACCAGAAATTGTTGTGACAGTCGAAAGATTCAACAGTGCTTGTCCATCCACTGCATCAATGAAAACCTTTGCAAGTTCTGTTCCGTTAGGTGCTTGATACCTAAATGACTGAATGTATCCGCTGAAAACATAATACTTCACAGAATTATATGTTCCAGAAATTCTAATTTTTCGAAGCGGTGTGAGCAGTCCGTAGTATGGCGATGAAGTGTTGTCGGGGTTGAACGCGCCTGTGGCATCAACAATCACAACAGTTGCAGTTCCAGTGTTGAAATTATCAGCAATACGATTGTATCCACGCCGAATTTGAACAGATTGTGTTTGGTCAGAAACATCTGCAATCACAGTTGCAGCATCTCCAAGAACTCCGGTGTCCAGCGGTGTTGATGGGTCATCAAGCAAAAGAACTGTTCCGAAAGAAGCGCCATTGGAAAAGTTAATTTCCACACCAAGGGTTGCTGGTGTTGCCATTAGCGGCCACCATTGGCAAGTGTTGTTGTTGTTCCATTCTTTTGTGCTTGATTGATTGAATCAACAATCAGGCGTTGCAAATCTCCGACACCATAAACAGGTGCATTGATATTGATGGTTGGTGCATTGGATTGAAGTGTTTGAGCAACACCAGCAACGGGGATTCCCATCGCAGTTGGCATCGGCGGCGGTGTTGATGATGGAACTGCTCCATATTTTCCACCAGTAATTGTGGAAAGAACATTGCGTGCGGTATCCAAAACACCTTGCATTGCCTTATCAACTGCGGCTTGTCCAACCTTTAATTCAGCAGCGCTTGTTCCAGTGGGAATTTGTGAGATTGCTTGACCAACGATATTGGCGGCATTTTGTGCGGCAATCGCTTGTTGAACTGCTGTTGGTTGGGATGGTGCGCCAGTTGTGACAACCTTGCCACCAGTTCCAGTTCCAGTGATTTCAGTATTTTTTGCTGAAGTCAAATTGGCAATGTACGCAAGAAGTTCTTTGTTGAGGGAACCAAATGCGGTTTTGAGCAAATCAACATCGGTGATGCCAGCATCCACCATTGCCTTGATGCCAGTTTTGATTGCTTCGTTATAGGCTGCGGCAGCCATCGCAGCAGTTCCGAAATTGCCAACTGTTTGATTGGTAACTTCCCGGATTGCTGAAGCAAGAAGATTGACAGATTCTTGCGCAGTGTTTCCTGCGGTTTGCAATGCAACAAGCGCTGTTTTCTTTTGCTCATCAGTTGCATCTGCTCCAACCTTACGAACAGCAGCAGCAAATAAATTGACAGATTCCAAATCTTTCGTGGGGTCAATTCCTGCGCTTTGTGCAAACTTCAAAACTGCGGCTTGGGTCTTCTGCTCAGCCGTCAGTTCCTTTGCATTCTTTTTGGTCTTCTCGCTGTTTTTCTCAATCTCAGCCATGATTTGTTGAAGCGTTCTTGTTGGCTTGATTGTGTTGGTTGTTTCGCCAGATGTTGCCTTCGTATTCTTGGCAACCTTAGCCGCTGACTTGTCTAATTTGTCAAACAACTTGTTGGCTGCATAAATAGATGCACCCATTGCTGCCACAGCCGCCGCAGCGCCAGCGGCACCGGCAGCAACGCTCACACCACCTGTTGCAAGTGCGGTTGCGATTCCAGCGGTTGCAGCAGCAGTGCGAAGTGCTTTCATTACTGCAACAAGTTTTCCAACTGCTGATGCAAAGGCAATGACTTTTCCGGCTACGAATGCGCCGGCCATCAAACTTCCAATGGCAACAAGAACTGGTCGCATTTTGTTCAGCGTGGTGAAAATTTTGGAAATGAATCCAAAGAAGTCTTTGACGATAGGAATGATGAA